TTTGGAAAATCACCGCTTAGGGAAGACGAATGATTACTTCACTTCCCCCAACAACGACATTCACCCCTCGCCAAGCATTGCTGTCAGCAATGGAATTCTCTGATAACGACAATTTGCAAGACGTTTTAATTATTGGTTACGACGGCGAAGGAGAATTGATAGTTAGATCATCGAGAATGGATAGGAAGGATGCGTTATGGCTTGCTGAACTTTTGCGTAATTGGGCTATTTCTGGAGACTAGCGCTATGAAATACACAATCACCGGAGATATTGCCCGCCAAGCTATCCACAAGGCCGTAGAATCAGCGCAAATTGGCGAGGTGGTATCCATAGGCCAACAAACGCGCTCAATGGAACAGAACGCGATGCTGCACCCTTTGCTAACGGACATAGCAAACCAGAAAGAATTGATGGGCAAGAAGCGCACCATGCTCCAGTGGAAGGTCATCATGGTTTCGGCTCATTCAATCGCCACCGGAGAGCCTGCGGAAATGGTCATCGGACTTGAGGGCGAGGTGGTTAATCTTAGGGAATCTACTGCGGCAATGAGCAAGAAACGATTCTCTAGTCTTCTCGACTATGTAACCTGCTGGGGCGCAATGAATGGCGTCAAGTTTAGCGACAGGATTGCAGCGTGAAATCTATCGCTGAGGTAACCGGCGCATGACAGCAAGCGAAGCGCCGCTGGCGGGCGTCCGTGTTGACCGCCGTGTTATGCGCCTGGCCGCACTCTTTGTGCAGCCTGACGGATGCTACACTGGGCTGGATGACGTTGATGCGTGGCCGGAGCAACGGGACGCACGTCGCTACGCCGGCCCGCTGCCAGTGGTGGCGCACCCGCCATGCCAACTGTGGGGAGCGATGGCGGCGGTGAATTACGCCCGATGGGGCGGCGACCACAACATGCCCGGCAACGACGGCGGATGCTTTGCTGCGGCGCTGGAGAGCGTGCGGCGGTTTGGCGGTGTTCTGGAACACCCGGCGAAAACGAAGGCATGGGCGGCTCACGGACTGGCGAAACCGGCCGGGATTGGCTGGCAGCGCACCATCGATGGCGGGTGGGTGTGCGAGGTTTGGCAGAGCGCCTACGGGCATCGAGCCGCAAAAGCGACATGGCTTTACTACCACGGCACGAATCCGCCGTTTAAACTGCGGTGGGAGCGCCCGAAAGGAACGCACCAGATTGGTTTTCACGATCAGCGAGGGAAGGCGGCGAATAAGCCGACCCTCGGGAAGCGAGAGGCGAACGCCACGCCTTTGGAATTTCGGGACGAACTGCTGCGCCTGGCGATGAAGGCGCATAACTTCATATATGTTAGTTAGTGCTTACTATCGCCAGAAGCAGCATGTTTGCTTGTCAATAGGCTACGGACATTTTTTTCGACACTGCAAACTCAATAAACATGAGGCTTACAGCGTAAGTAAGCACTAACTAACCAATTTATTTTCAAAAACGTGGTTTATATTCGCATATGAGCCTTTTATTCACTTCGTTGCTAACGGCTTCTTTGTTTCCGAAGCCTCTCTTCGGGCATCACTCAGAATGTTGTTGAATAAACCAATCAAAGAACGTGTATGTAAGGTATGCCGCGCAAAGTTCATTCCGCTGAAGCCACTCCAAAGCGTATGCGGATTACGTTGCGCTCAATCCTACGCATGGCGCGAAAAGACAAAGACCGAAGTTGCCAAGGCCAAAGCCGAGCGCAAAGAGATCAGAGCCAAACGTGAATCAATCAAGACCCGCGCACAATGGATGCGAGAGGCTCAAGTTGCATTCAATAAATTCATTCGATTGCGAGATCAGATTGCCGGACATGCTTGCATATCAAGCGGCCAACCTTTGGATTGGTCTGGAAACAACGTAGATGCCGGGCATTATCGAAGCACAGGAAGCGCACCTCACTTACGTTTTGACGAGCGGAATTGCCATGCTCAGTCAAAGAAAGACAATAGATACTTGTCTGGTAATGCGGTTGATTACCGTATCGGACTAATCGCAAGAATTGGCCTAGAATCAGTTGAGTTGCTAGAGGCAGACCAGACGCCAAGGAAATACACGATAATTGAACTGAAGGCCATTAAAGCGCATTACGTGTCAAAACTAAAGGAGTTGAGAAATGGAGATTGACCGCGAAGACTGCCACGGCGACGAAGCGGATAAAGCGAGCTATTTCATTGAGTCAGTAATAGACGATCACGTTCAAGAGGCAATGCGCCGCGCCTCAGAGATACCAGTAGGAATAGCCGGAACGTGTGACCTTTGCGGAAATGATTACGTTCGGTTGGTTGGTGGTGCTTGCGGTTATTGCCGCGACCGCTATAAGCTCCCATGAAATACGGATGCCAGCAATACGATCAATCACGGTTATGCCGATTCGACCGGAGAGCAATAGACCAAGCCTGTGATGGATGCAAGAGAGAAACAGACAAGGATTATCCAATATCAAATAATTGTGGATAAATGGAATTAGCCACACAGACAATAAATACTATAAAATAATCACATATTCACTAGGAGATAATCATGGCATGTAAAAAGAAACGCCCGCCGAAGAAATAATCATGGCTATCCCGGCAGAAATCAAAGAAGTCATACGGCTTGCTTCAATCCAGAGCGAAGAGGAAACAAAACTCCAATCGCTAAAGGATAAGAAGCAAACTCTACTCGCTCAACTCGATGACGTAAATACGTCTATCGGCCTCCAACAACCAATTGTTCAACAGGCACGCATCAACCTGAAAACAGCAGCGGCATTGATTTAAGTCCGCGAACAATCCTATAAGGAATTCGCAAAATGGCAGCAAGGAAGAAACCACTCCATCCTGTTAAGATAGAAAACATGAAGGAGAAGATCAAGACAACCTTGTTGATTAAAATGTTGCAAGATCATGCGCTTGAGGATAACGGCGCATCAAATTCCCGTATCGACGCCGCAAAGTTCCTTTTGAACAAGGTAATGAGCAACGCGCCAGTAATAACCGAGACTGACATGAACATGAATGGAAGCGTCGGCCTGAATGTTGCCGTTTCGTTCGTAAAGTCAGGGAAATGAATTCCGGCATATATCGCATCGTTTCTCCTAGTGGGAACGAGTACATTGGTAGCGCAGTGCTATTCAATAGAAGGTTTGCGAAGCATCGCCACGAACTTAAAACACGTAAGCACCACTGCAAGCCTCTTCAGTCTGCGTCTGAAAAATATGGACTGGAAAATCTCAGGTTCGAGATATTGCTTGTATGTAAGGCAGAAGACCTGATTTTTTACGAACAATTGGTGATTGATTCGTTTAGTCCGAGCTATAACATGTGCAAGAAGGCTGGAAGCGCACTAGGAATTAAGCGCAGTCCAGAAACTTGCAAAAGGCTTTCAGAAGCAAACAAGCTATGGATTCGTACTCCTGAGATACGTGCAGCTATGTCTGCTGGCCGTAAAGGAATGAAATTGTCTGAAGATCACCGAATCGCCATTGGCAATGGAAATCGTGGAAAGACAATGAGCGAAGAGGCAAGAAAAAAGATAGGTGATGGAAATCGAGGAATAAAACGCACTGAAGAACAAATAAAACAAATGTCTGAAGTTCGCAAAGGAAAGAAGCCTAGCGAAGAAACAAAACAAAAACTAAGAGTTGCTCAAGCTATACGCAGAGAGCGAGAAAGGAGCGAGGCTTATGGACGCTCCATTTCCTGATTGGGCAGAGTTTCTTTTCGGTCAATCTCGCTATAAGGTTGCTTTTGGAGGTAGAGGTTCTGGAAAATCGTGGGCATTTGCAAGGGCGCTAATAATTCAGTCTGCAAATAAGCCTATTCGCGTTCTATGTACGCGAGAGGTTCAAAAATCAATTAGAGATTCAGTTAAGAGGCTTTTGGACGATCAAATAGAAACGCTTGGGTTAGAGGAGTTCTTTTCTTCTACTGATATTGCGATAAAGGGAAGGAATGGAAGCGAATTTCTATTCAATGGATTGTCAAACCAGACTGCGGCAAGCATAAAATCATATGAAGGTATTGACCGCGTGTGGATTGAAGAGGCTCAGACAGTCTCCAAGAAGTCTCTCGACATTCTTGTTCCTACCATCCGAAAGCCTGAATCAGAGATATGGGTATCGTTCAACCCTGAACTAGACACAGACGAAGTGTGGAAACGCTACGTAGAGAACAAACCGCCTGAATGTATATCGGCTGAAGTCAATTACTCTGACAATCCGTGGTTTCCTGAAGTTCTGGAGAAAGAGCGCCTGCACTGCAAGGAAACCAATCCAGAAGATTACGCATGGATTTGGGAAGGCAAATGCAAGGCTGCGGTAGATGGTGCTATTTACTCACACGAAATCACGGCGGCACAAACCAACGGGAATGTCTGCAATGTTCCTTACGATCCGCTTCTAAAGGTTCATGTGGTATTCGACCTTGGCTGGAATGACTCAATGGCAATCATCCTATGCCAGAAGGTGCGATCAGAAATCAGGGTGATTGAATATATCGAGGATGACCACAAGACCCTGGATTACTATTCATCCATGTTGAGAAACAAGAATCTCAACTACGGGAAACTGTTTCTTCCTCACGATGGCGCTACGAGAGACTTCAAGACCGGGAAGAGTTCGCAAGAGATATTGCAGAAAATTGGCTGGTCGGTTGAAATAGTTCCGCAGATAGGCTTAGAGAATGGCATCAAGGCTGCACGTATGGCCTTCAGTCAGGTTTATTTCCATCGGCCAAGTACTGATAGGCTAATCAACTGTTTGAAGCGTTACAGACGCCAGATAAATAATCAGACGAATGAGCCTGGCGCTCCATTGCACGATGAGCATTCTCATGGTGCTGACGTATTCCGCTATATGTGCGTTGCTGCTGACTCGATGAGTAACGAACAGTGGAAGCCGATTACCTATTCAGCTAATGGGATTGTCTGAGATATTATTTGCATTGATAATAAGGATATAATATGAATGGGCATCAAGTAATTGAGTTAATCAGGGATTTGCAGAAGCGGGTCACTGATCTGGAAATTATGGTTGTAAGCATTCAAGAGAATATCCAGAAGCCGGAAACGGTAGAGATAAAGGCGGCAAATGAATCCAGAGCTAGAGGACGACCAAGAATCAACCGAGAATGAGGTCAAGAGCAAACTGACTGATTCGGAGATTCTTAACGCAATTGAGACTAAAGCCAGTGAATCCTATGGCTATATGTCCAGTACGCTCAATGCGGAACGCGAACAGGCACTCGATTACTATCTTGGAAAACCTTACGGCAACGAAGTAGATGGCCGGTCACAAGTAGTAACTCGGGATACGCTGGAAACAATCGAATGGATGCTGCCTAGCCTGCTGAAGATATTCACGGCAGGGGATAAAGCGGTTGAATTCACGCCAAAAGGTGCTGAAGACGTTGATGCTGCTGAACAGGAAACTAGCTATGTAAATCACGTAGTGATGCAGCAAAACGATTCATTCATGACGCTATACACCTTCTTCAAAGATGCGCTCTTGATGAAGACGGGTTATGTCAAAGTCTATTGGGACACCAAGGAAGACGTAATCGAGGACAACTACGCCAACCTGTCTGAAGAAGAACTGGTTATGTTGGCGCAGGATAAAGGCGTTGAGATTGTCTCCGCCGAACAAACTGAACTGGGTTACAACATCACCGTCAAACGGGTAACGAAGACGGGGAAGGTTTGTATTGATCCTGTGCCACCGGAAGAGATTCTTGTAGGTATGGCCTGCCGCAAGGTTGATCTATCGGATGCAAACTATGTAGAGCACCGTAC